TTATCCAGCAGCCTGTTCATCCTTTTCATTTGTTTGTTCGTTGTCATTTTCGATTACGTGAAGCCGGTCCGTGATAGCAGCCGGAATCTTAACGCCGATCTGTGCCAGGTTCTCCGTAATGGAAAGCCCCTCATTGGCGATATAAAAAAGAACGGTTCCAAATGTCAGGACACCGTTCAAATTGAGGATTGTATCTACGATATTTGCCACAATGACCACCAAAAAACTCAGCATCTTACGCACATAACCGAACCACGCGCTACGGCTGCGGAGCTCCTTAAACTTCCACGCTTTCACCACACCGGTAAGGATATCAATGATGTTTAGCACCAGCATTAAATCAAGATATTTTACACCCCCAAACAGATAAACTCTCGCTAAATCCAATGTTTCAAAATTAATAAACACAGTTGTATCCTCCATTTCTTGTTATCACCTCCTTAGAGGCAAAATAAAAACACCTCTCTGGGTGTTGGTTAACTTCCTAAATCTATGACAACCGGCTCCGTGGCTGGATAAATAAAACCTGTTATTTCTTGATATTCTCCTGGCGTTAAAATCTTTATCGGTATCATATCCCTGACCATTTCAGGAGTCCAGAGTTTGTCATCATAATAATCTTTTATTGTTTCGTACCAATCACTCATTTAATCACACCACCTGTTAACAGCTTGAATGTGAGGTCAGATACTTGCTGTTTAAGCTTGTCTAGCTCTGACGGTTCGGGAGGCGGAGGTTGTAAGCTGTCGATATACTCTTGTGTAGCTGTTTCGCGCCATTCCGATTTGCCTTTATCGAACACCGGTTTATACATGCCGGCGCCGTCGGGATTAACAGGAGGGATATCTGTGTACCCTTCCGGAATCTCCTCGCCGTCATTGATAATCATATTTTCTGACGGCACATAATTCATTTTGTTGTCGTATTTGTATATTTGTTTCATTTGATAACGCCTCCTCTACAGCGCTTTAAACGCGAAATCAAATTTAATATAGTTCGGGTTACTGGATACGCTTTCTACGATGACTTCCCCAGTAGATTTGTATGCAATCCGAGCAACCTGTGCCGATCCTGATGCTATTTGTATACAACCCATAGATCGTGGCGGCCGCATGTTTTCAGGGAGTGTAAAAACAGTCGTTCCAACAACGCCTCCTTTTGCTTCCCCTCGCACCCATACTGTTTTCGACGCGTCAATTCCAAAAACTACATCTTCGCCGCCGTTGTAGTGAGACCAGCCGTTCTGCAAAGTCGCAACAACCCACGAAAAGTTAGATACGTAAGTCTTGGCGTCAGCAAGCGCCTTATCCGCTTTTTCTTGCGCGCCATTCGTTGTTTCTTTAGCGTTCCAAGCTGTTCGCTCATCAGCCGTGATATGCCGTGTAGTATCATCGTCATGCGCCTTAAATTCTATCTTACTCGCCTGCTGCACGTCATCTACATTCGATAAGCCAATCTGCGCTTTTGTTACAGCGTGTGGGTTACTCGTGTCATTGACATGGTTATCAAACTCAGTTTTCTTCGCTTGTTTGACATTATCGACGTTAGCTAACCCCACCTGAGCTTTCGTTACCTTGTGAGGATTATCCGTCTTAGCTGCGTGTTCGGACGTATAAGCCTTTGCGTTAGCTTCCGCTGTATCTGCCTTTTCTTGCGCTCCCTCTTTCGTTTCAATTTGGTCGAGATCGGAGAACTTCGCTTTTAATTCGTCGAGCATTGCTGTTTCTTCGTCATACATCGCTATGATTAACGCCTTTAATGATTCGAAATCATCGACGTAATATTCTGCGAGAGGTGCGATGTTTTGATCCGCAAGACTTTGCGATATTTCAAACCCGAATTTGTGAGCAGAGAGTGATTGCCCGTTCGTATATTTCAGAATGAGTTGACAGTTGAATTTGCCGTACATTTTGATTTCATCCTCATCTAAAACATACTCTGCGATACCTTTCAACGGATCAACTATCGTGACATCTCGTATTCTCTGCTTACCGCTGGACGGAACGAGGATTACTTTTCCGGTCACGGCTGATAGTGGCAATGGGATGCCGTCCTTGCGTAAATAAAATATCAACTTTGCCGTATTAATATCTTGCGTTGAAAATATAAAAGATGATTGGTAATTCCCTTCTGTTATTGCGTTTATATCGAACGCGTAAGAGCCGTTTTTATAAATAGCCAATATCCGTTACCTCCCTTTAAATAGTCGCCGCGTACATTAATTCAAATACCATTCAAAAACAATTGGGTACCAAGAATTCACATCAGGAGTAGGGTGTCTTGTGGATAATATTTTCACTTTCCCATTTGGTTGGATTTGACAAACAGCATTGTACCCTCCTGATGTTGGAATCGTAAAGGGCAACACTCTATCGGGCGACCACTCAGGATAGTAGCTTATATACTCTGTGTCCATAGTCGTTACGCCTTTTAGTTCGGCTTCTAGTCGTATTTTATTTCCTATTCTCCGTATTCTTGGTATGCGTTCTGGAACGTAGGCAGTCGCACCATTTAATAATTCTGTATCCATCCATCCCGTGTCTTTGCGAGATTGGTTTACGTTTACATCCAAGGAATATCCCAACATTCGATTATGCCGTACAAGAACAACGTCGGCGTTATTCACGACCTGAACTGCAACTAAATCTCCTTTGTACACACAGCACGATTCATTTTCAAAGTTATAGTTGTAAATATTCGGAATGAAGTCAGAAAACTTTTTATTGATCGCACTAGCGAGTGAGTCTTTTGTGTAAATATAGTAATTTAAAAGTTCTCCAGCTAGGTTGTACACAGATATAGCCGGCCTCCCATTACTTTTACCGTGTGACATGAATAGGAATCCATCATTTAGGGTTATACCTTGTACCTTCTCTAAGTTAGGAATATAGTCTACAGTAAAATCGGTGTATAGAACGGGATTCCCCATCTTTATCGATTCCCAAGTGTACACATAAGCATGAATGCTGGCTTGATTTACGGTTATCGAAGCAAAATAGTATTTGTTAGCCGCATATTTACTACTTACATTAGCTCTAATTAAATCCGAGAGTTCTCCTGTATCATAATTAAAAATATTATATCCAGACATTTTTGAAGCTTTAACGATAAAGCATAAGTTACCTTGGTCATTATAAAAAAATGACAGCCCCTCAGTATATGCGCCAGATTCTATAGGGATTGATTTTCTTTCTTTGAAACTACCTGTATCAAGATCGCGAATTTCAATTCTCAGTTCTGTTCCTTCATTTTCTTGTGAAGCAACATAGATTTCATTTGTCAGCTCGTTTATATTTGCAGATTGTGGCCAGAATAAAGCTTCTTCCCGCGCCTTAAATGTAGTCATCGCTTCAACATTATTCAAATAGCTTAAAGCATCCTGCGAATTGGTTATTAATTCAACCGTCCTGTACATTTCTGCTAGTTGGTTCTTATTTGCTTCCAGTTGAGTCTTAATTTCTCCCTTATCTGCATCTAATCTTTCTTTCAATACAGGATACACAAAACCATCATCGTCTACGCGCGCATCCACAACCTCTTTTATGTTGGTTCCGTCAGCTTGTAAAACAAGGTTTCGGATACGTGCTTTCGCTATTTCAATTTCTTCATAGACAGTTAGTCCGCCGCGATGAGCGATCTGTGAAGATGTATGAGCATTCTTAGCTTTTTCATGATATTTTAATTTACCTTCTAAAAGATTGACCTCATGTTCTGTGGCCTTTGCATTTTCATCTAGCTGGCTAAATAATTTTGTGTTTGGGGCATCACCGTGCCTTTTGTTTAAATAAAGCGTCATAAAGTCACCTCTATTTTTGTCCTACTATGAGGATTTTTACTTTCGACCCGTCTGGAACTTCAAGAGGATCACTGAGTTTACCATCTTTATATAGGGTTATATTAATCTTGTTTACGTCAACATCATCAACATAAAGTGAGTAGCCCGCCTCTTTCATTATAAAATTAGCATCACCGGTCACATACTGGATGGTGTAATCATCGTCTGTATTCAAAGAAAGGATGCTCGCTGCCAAGGAAACAAAACCATCGCCAGAAGATACAGACCATTCACCATCTAAGAATTGCAAAGAGAAAATATATGTGGTCTGCTGTGATGCCTGCGTATTTGCCAAACTTTGTTTTATTTGATTGATTTCAGAAAGCCCGGAAGCCAATAGATTTTGATAATTTTTGATGGCCTGCTCCTGATTCTTCGCGCGCTTTTTCTCTTCAATTTCCATGTCTACACGGCTTTTTCGTTTCCCACCAATTGTCAGTTCAGAGGGCTGTTCTAGTCTTAATGGGTTGTATGAGGCCCCTGTTGCTCTCAGCTTCCCATCAAAAGTGATCCCGTTTAGAGGCGTGTCAGCATATACACGAATGGTGTCCCCTGCCATAACCGGCTCTTCTATATCAGCCAAGGCCTGATCTAACAATTCCACATAGTCGGCATCATAGGACACCTCTGCGTAAGGATTGACTTTGGTTTTAAGTAGCTTAATCATGTCATCCTTTGTCTTGATTGAATCATCCATGACCGGTTCCGCCCAGGATGGCTGCCCGTTAATCAGAAACTTTTTTTCTTCTGGATGAACATAGGTGACCGGAGGAAAGACATACTTTTCATCTTCATTCTTGAAAGTCCTGTACACCCCGATAATGTTGCCGCGCAGAAGATACATGACCGGATCGACTTTCTTTGTGCCTTTTGTATTAGGGTTATTGCTGTCCCTGCCTTTAAAGGTAGCCACTACCTTATAAGTTTTACTGTCCAGGCCGCGAATGATATCAAACTCTTTTTCTGTCGGGTCTGAATCTTTATAGACAGATATGGTTTTCGTCTGATCGCCTATCTTAAATTCCCATTTACCACCCAGCTTCGACACAAGAGTTTTGAATTTAAAGCCTGTCCCTGTGAAAGAAAAAGAAAACGTGGCTCCTATTTTCTTCGTGTAATCTGCTTTTAATGAACTATCATACGCCCAGGTGCCCGTTTTAGAATCGTAGGGAATGGACTGATCGCCCAGGATGTCTTTATCTTCCTTGAGCTTCCCGTATCCTTTCACCCGTGTTGTCGTGTTATCTTCGCTTGTTGTGATCTGTAAAGACGTTAGATTTGAAAGGTTATCCAGCCTTTTTACAATCTCTTTGCCTGCTTTTTTGTAGATGTATAAATGCGTGTTATCCGGGATGATTTCAACCCCAAAGGTAGAAATGATTTCGTCCATCAGCTCAGAGGTCTTTTTATTGCCGAACCCCTCCAGCTTTTTAGCCCCGATCCCCTTCGCATCCGGCATAATTGTAAATGTGATTTCACTGCCTTTCACTGCGTGCTTAAGTGCTTCGTTGAGAGTTTTTGTGCCCTCTATCGTCTCGTGAACAACATGCTTGATCGCCCTAAAGGAATAGATATGCGTGGCTGTTATGTCTTTAGTAAGCAGAGCGCCTTCCTGTTTGATCGTAGGCGTGTTAATGAAATACTGCTGCTTTTTATACCGAACCTCGTCGATAATAATAAAATTCCTTCCGACTAAAGCATTGAAAGGAATCTGATTATATTCAGTCAAGGTAATTGAAAAAGACAAATCCTTTTTCCCAGTGACGTCATCATTCACTTTAGGTTCAACGTGAATAAGCTCATGTTTTTGGCCCGTTTTGATGTCATGGACAAACATCTGATTCAAAGAGCATCACCCCCTATTTATAATAAAAGTGTGTAATGAATCGGATATTGCTGTAGGTAGCACCCGCAATCCTAAATTGATTCTGGCCAGCTGCAAGAGTCGGAAACCGCCCACTTCTATCGGATATAGGCGCAGAGTTCTTCAAAATGTGATGCTTCAAAAGCGTTATCTTATCCGTTTTTGAATATTTCCCGTTCAACGTCAAGGTTTCGTTTGTTGTGATATTAGTGATTGAAATATTAGTACCCTGTAGGTACATTTCGACGTTGTAATTGTAGTTAATCGGGTCAAGTTTTACGTCCCCTATGTTATCCACAACGAAAGAATTTTTATTTTGAAAGTGAAACACAGGGGTTGAGTCCCGCCGGATATTCATGCCTAAGTGAAACTTTTCGTCCTTCAATTCCATAGATGCAGTGCTGTCATTTAAAGACTCAGCAAGCCCCTGAATGGCCGTTAGAGTAATATCCACTTCCTGATACTTCTTACCGTTTTCTTGATAAATTGAAAATGCGTCATCACATGTAACAAGCCATCGTTTATAAGGCTGCTGTGTATTGATTACATAGTAAGGGTCCTCTTTTACAAAAAGGTTGTAGACGGCATCCCTTTTGATCTGGAACTGATAAGAACTGTTTGCCTCCACAAGCACTTTTATATTGATTTTTCTTTCTGTGTAACGCCCGGTGTTCCCCCGCTTAAGCATCATCGTCCCATTAATGAGAGCGTTTGTTCCTGCCGTCTGCCTTTCGAACACTGGCGCCTCCGGCCTAAATGAAGAAAGCGAGACACCTGGAAGCGTCTCGCTTAAATACTTGCCATCAATTATTAAATCATAGTTTATCAACCTACCACTCTCCTAAGAGAAGCTTACATTGTTCAGCAATCCCTTTTGGTTTCTTTCCTTGTTGTATGCTTCGTCTTGAATTTTATTTAATTCTTGGACGCTTAGTATTACATTCGGGTCTTTCGCAACAAGCTGCGTTAATAGTCTTACCGTTTGGCTTAACAGATTAATTTCGGCTTGCTGATTGCTGTTTTGTTGCTGCAGTAAAGTCACCATGGTTTTCAATGCGTTTGCATCGCTTGAGTTCGACCGGCTTTCCGGCTCATACCCAACCATTTTACCTGCCTGGCTGAGAACTTTATGAGCTTGGCTGCGCCTAAATTGACGTAACGGCAGCAGCATTTCCCCTTTATGGACCTCGGCCATGTGATCTCGCGTAATCAATCCGCCTGTATCGTAACCGATGTAACGGCCACCGCGTGCCATGGACTTCAAGCCTGGATGATTCAGAATGCCCCCATATCGACTATTGAGATAGTTGATTGACGCTAAAATTTGGTGTACCGGGTTTTTGATATTCCCGTAACCAGGTTCCTTATTGGCGTTGAAGGTGCTTGGAATGAACTGCATAAGCCCCTGGGAAGGGTGCCCTGCTTTCCAGTTTGAATCCCATCTATTTACAACATTCGGATTGCCACCTGATTCCTTCATTGCTATTGTCTCAAGCGCTGAGGCATATTCTGACCCTAGTCCTTTTATATTTAAGGCTTGAGCGACCCACTTTTTAACCGCTGCAGTGCCGCCTGCACCCTCGAAAGAACCATAGTCAGCTATCTTATCTTTAATGAACTTGATGGCTTTATCCTTGATAAACTTAAAGCCATTGACTGCAATTTGCCCAAAACCGCCGGACATTTTCGGAGCACTCACCCCGATCTTTTCCAGAACCTTATTCAGTAGTTTACTTGGGTTGGACACATAATCATACACATCCAAAGCAATATCTTTCGCTTTTCCCCACATCTTTGTGAACCAGTTCCCACCGGTTCCGTCTTTATAAAATGGGATACTGCCACCGAACATTTTTTCTGCATCGTCGCCGCCCATAACCTGGGTACCGCGTGGCAGATTCATAAGAGTTGGGACATTCGGGCTTATCCCAATTTTTCCGTCAGGCGTCATAAACGGTTCGTGTTTATACCCGTCCCCCAAGATAGCTGGGCCGCCTGGGTGTCCGCTTGTTCCTTTTGCATATTGTGGCACATCCCACTTAGGAATCTGACTCTTTTCGTCCACACCAATTTTCCCTAGAACCCAGTTTACCCCGCCAATCACGCCGTTTACGACGCCACCGAGTTTCTTGGTCATTTTATTGGCTAAATACTTGATTCCATCTAAGGCTTTTCCAGCCATATCCTTAATGCCCTGGCCCATTTTCTTAGGGAGTGCCTTAGCCCCCTCAATAATTTCCCGGAATTTCTTGGAAATGCTACTTTTCATGTCAGTGACAATTTTCATGGCTTTGTCTTTCAAGAAGCTAAACATTTTCCCGGCATTTGTGGCGCCATCTTTAAACAAACTTTTGATCCAGCCCCACATTTTTGGAAATATACCCTTTAAGCCAGCGCCGAGAGCCTTGGCACCGCCAAGAATCTTGCCGAAAAATGAAAGTTGGATAGCATTCCAGACTATTTTAATAGCGCCGGAAAATATTTTCTTAATTCCTTCCCACATTTTCGAAAAATCCCCGGTCAATAACCCAGAAAAAACGAGGATAACGCCCTGGATAATTGAAATCGCTCCAGTAATGACGCCCTTTATATTCCCCCAAACTGAACTTATGATAGCAAGTATGGCCGGCATGACAAATTGGACAATCGACCACACATTCTGAAGGGCTTGGGTAATAACGGAACCGTTTTGCTGCCAGAAAGACTTCCACTGCCCCGTGAGTTGACCAATGAAAGACATCACGCCGCCCAGTGCCTGTTTGACCAGAGGACCAAGAGTTCCAAAAACTTGGGATGCAATAGTGCCGAGAGTCGAAAAGGTCGGCTTCATGGCGTCAAAGCTTGCTTTCATGTTAGATATGATGGGCTGTGCCTGCTGCTTAAAGCCGGAAAAAGCAGTCTTGATATTGTTTATCCCGTCGATAATGGTTTGGACCGTTAACACCGGGAAAAAGTCCATCAGTTTATCGGCACCTTTAGACGTATCACCATTGAAAACGTCCATAACGCCCGAGAAAATAGTCTTTAGATTCTTTCCAGCATTCGCGATATTGTTGAAAGTCGGTTCAAGGCTTTTCATGCCAGACTCTAAGCCAGCCATGACCGGCTCCAATACGTCTAAAAGGCCGTTGCCGATCGGAAGGAGAGCCGACAAGGCGGAACGACCTATCTTTTTCAGCCGTGCCCCGAAGTTATCCTGTAGAGCTTTTCCGGCCTCTTTCGTTTTCCCGTTCACATCGCCAATCTTTCCATTAATGCCGCCAAGGGCATACATCGCGTCAGCCTCAAGGTCTTCCCATTTGGTGCCGTACAAAGCTACCCCGATATTATTCGCCTTGACTTGGTCTTTCATCCCTTTCAGCTCACCCAGAACTGCGTTAGAAACGTCTTTAACCGTCCCTTTTCCTTTTAGAAATTGGCTCCATACTTTCTGAGTGCTTCCGGAAAGCTGCGCCATCGCTCCGGACGTCGAATCGGAGCCGTCTTTCACTCTGATCTGAAATTCTTTCATGACGTCATTAATGTAGTCGAGATTATAAACCCCTGCCTGGCTGCCCTTCGTTAAGAGCTGGAAATATTCTTCCGCAGAAAAACCCATTTTGCCGAATAAAGGCGCGTACTCGCTCAAGTTATCAAACATTTCGTTTGAAAAGTTTAGCCCCTTTTGGGCACCGTACGTCATCAAATCAAAAGCCTTTTGGCTCTCAACACCGAAACCTTTCATAATATTGTTGCCAGCTCGGGTGACTTCATTTACATCTGCGTCAAAGGTTTCTGAAAGAGTAATAGCCCCTTTGGTTACATCCTTTAAATCCTTGTCGCTGAGCCCCCTGATATTCTGACGGACCTGTTTCAGGGCGTCTTTGACTACATCCATATTTTCGCCAAAACCGTCTTTCCAAACGCTTGTCGCTACTTTCGTCAAATCTTTCGCTTCATCTTTGGTAAGGCCCAATTGAGCCCTGAATTCACCCTGTGATTTTTGAGTATCAAGCGCCATTTTAGCGCCCATTGCTCCGACTGCGGCAGTTAACCCGGTTACTCCCGCAATCCCGGCAGTCAACGCGCCCACTAGCCCCACTTTGATAAAAGAACTGAATTTGGATACTTTCCCGCCAGCGTCTCCACTTGCATTGCCAATCTCTCTTTGGCTGTCCGTCAACTCATCAGCGCTCTCGCTTGCTTGGCTTTGGGCTTGTTCCAGCCGTTGGTATTGCATCTGCGCGCGCCGCAGAGACCCTTCCAGAGAATGATATGATTGAATCTGAGTATTGAGCCGCTGGGCGTATTTCTGGGCCTGCTGTGAGCCTTCGCCGTATAGCTCAACCTGTTTCTCGTAAGACTTCCGGTATTCTTCCACAATCCTCTCTTGAATGGAAAGCTCATTTGATAAACCTTCAACCTGCTTTTTGCTGGCTGTGAGTTCATCGCCCATTGCTTTAAACTCTTGAACAGTTGCTTTTGTAGCTGTCCGCGCTGTTTTGAGGTTATTTCTAAGACCGGTTATCCCTCTGTTTACGCCGGCATCGTTTAGCGTGGTATTAATGACTAAATTCCCTATTGGTCTGCCTTCTGTCGCCAAATAGTTACCTCCCTTCTATGGTTTTTTAGAAACACAAAAAGAGCGCCTTTACAGACACCCTTTTACAAAGTAGCACCAAATATTTGATAAGCCGGGACCAATTTGTTCTCTTCCTCATGCTTGTAAGCTGCAAGATCAAAGAAGCGTTGTATATCCATTTCATCTATTTCATGAAGCTTGTAACCATTTTCCATCAAATCAAGATACATCTGCTTCATTCTGTTAAGATAATCCCTGTAGGTCATTGGTTTCCCTGTTATTTTTGAGACTCCACTGCCTTCTTCTTCAATTGAGCCTTTTTTTTACTCTTTGTCATCGCTTGGTCAATAATATCTCTGAGCCAGTCACCTAAATCCTCAGAAGCAACACCGTCCAAAATATCGTCGACGTCAAATTGACCTTTAAAAATATCCACGACAAGACCCATCATATCCGTCATAACCTCATATTCGGTCATTTTTGAATCCTCATCCGTTGCTAGCGCATGAATTTCTAATGCTCTATAAGTAAACCGCGATGTAACAATCGGCTGAATGAATGTTTTTTCAGGAACAGAGACAATTTCCCCGTTCTCGCCAATTTCAGCATTTGCATAATCTTTCAATACCGCTTTAATCATGTAAAAAACCACCTTATTATTTTTTAAAAGACAAAAGCAGCCGCTGTCCGGCTGCCAGTTTATTTTCCTAAGTCTGCACTTACTTCTTCTGTTGTCATGCCGTCTGGCAACATGCCATATGCACGCTGATAGAATTTCTCAAGTGTGAACCCTTCATTTTGATCATAACCAATCAGAAATACATTCCCGTCAAATTTCCGAGGCATGAACTGCCCTTCTATGGAATCTGTTTGAAAATCGACCTTATCCTCTTTTGATTTCCCCTCTGAAGACGGGGGACCGAACTTCCCTTTTAACAAGGCGTAATACACATAACCTTTGTCATGGTGACGTTGCCGCCACGTGATACAAACGTAAGGAGGCTCCATATCTTTATGGTACTCTTCAATACCATCCACAACCTTCACACCTAAAAGTGTCTTTTTCATTTCTGTGGTAAGGTCAGCGAGGTTCAGTTCTAATTTTGCCTCCCCAACCCCGGAACTTTTCACCGCAAAAATACCGTCATCAGCATAAAGAGTTGCTAGTTCGGATGGTACATCTAGTTTCGATTCGATTGCACCTGGCATACTCTTAATCTGAATTGCTTTTTCATCTTCACCAACCTCAGCATATTTAATGCCATCTAATCCCGTACGGGCCATTCATATCATTCCTTTTCTATGTTTATTTTTTGAATATCAATTAATTTGGTCGCTCTGTATCTCCGGGCGTATCGGTATAGAGCAATATCTGGGTCACGGTCAAAAGCTGACGCATATTGCTTGTAGTCGTTCTCTGCCATGATCTGATCAATCACAGGCTGTATAGCCTGGGCGTCCTTTATGGTTTTAGTCCATAAATCTATTTGAATATCAACTTCAAATGTTAGGGCCCTATCGTCCGCATAGTCTTTTCTGTGGCTCTCAAGCTCGTTAATGCGAATCATCGGGGCCTTTTCTATGTCCTGATCTTCTTCTGGAACAAAGACCAGGAATATCCGGTCACTGTCCACAAAAGAAGTAAGGGTTTCGTTTTCACTTAAAAGCTTTTCAACTTCCTGAATGGGAAGCATCATAGTCCCAGCTCCCTCATGTAAACTTGCTGCACGATCTGCAAAACCGTCTGCTCCATCTCGTTGGATGTCCTCTCAATGAAATGCTGCGGGGGCTGCTTGATCGTTCCAAAGTTAGAGAAGTGCAGGCGGGAGGCTGTTTCTTTCCCATAACCCACACTTGCATATATCTCCCCGTCTTCCTTGGCCTTTGAGTACACCACATTATCTTTCATGTGTACTTTGTGGGGATCGTGGTCGCTTTCTCTGCCTCGGGGTGTATTACGTTCCAGAGCCTCAGCAAAAACCTGAGCGCCTGCCTGAACGGCTGCTTTGGCCGCCCTGGTATTTTTTCTTGCGAGCTTATCAAGCTCTTTTTCTATACCGCCGATACCGTCATCTTGCCGCGCCATCAGCTCACCTTTTCCGCAAAAACATTGATTAAGTTTTTATCTTGTGAGTTTGGAAGAATGTCTTTTATTTCGTAAAGCTCATCGTCATGAAGAACGTGCATGTTATTTGTCGCCTTCTTAACTTGCTGATAGCGAATAATGAACGTGATGCTGTTCTCTAAGAAGGTGCCAGCTGTCGTGAGCTTTTCCCTTAACTTCTGTTCTCTTATCTCAGCCCAGCAAGAAAATAAGGGCTCATTTACCTCAATATTCTCCCTGGTTTCCGGGTCCTTCCCGTTCTTTCGTGTAACAAAAGTGATGCGTGTATTGAGCCGGCTAAATTCCATCTGTATACGCCCCTCTGAATTGCTGAATAAAGTTTGTTACGCCGAAAGGTATTTCTTGCAACGCTTTGTCCATTGAGGATACGCGCTGTTCATACCAGGCACCGACCAGGAACATGACAGCTGTATCAAATTTAGGGTTGTTTTGAAAGAAAGCGTCCCTGTTTGGCGAAAGCGTTACGGCATCCTTGATATAATCTTCCGCAGTATCTTTCAGCCGCTGGATAAACCCATCATCGAAATTGTGATCTATACGCATCGCAAGCTTTAATTCTTCAAGCGTCATTCCAACACTCCTTTACAAACAAAAAGGGACGCCTGTATGCGTCCCATTACGTCATTATTTTGCTTGTGCTGCTTGTTCCAAGGCTTCAATACGTTTAACAAGTTCATTGTATTGCTCTTCCGTCCCAAAGCCGTCTTTACCAGGGTCGCCCTTCTCTCCTTTAGGACCTTGTGGGCCAGCTTCACCCTGCGGACCCTGGGCGCCGGTCTTTCCTTGAGGACCTTGTGGGCCCGTGTCTCCTTTCGGTCCCTGTTCCCCAGGATCGCCTTTAGGGCCCTGCGGACCTGCTGGACCTTGTTCCCCCTGCATCCCCTTGATAAACAGAGGATTTTCTTCACTGTTTCCGCCAAGGTAAACCCGTGTTATTGGTTTTCCGTCCGTGTCCATTTCCGATGCTGTCCAAACGTTTCCACTTTTATTTAGAAATTCTTTCTCCATTTTTAATCATCCTTCCCAATTATTTTTTTATTGTCCCACGTCTACCGATGACTGATCTTCTGTGCTAGTTGTCGGTTGATTGATTGTTACAAAATAGCCGGCTTTGTCATCAGCTTTCTTAACGTCGAAACGAATCGCCAGGGAAAGGACCTGTCCATAAAGATCATTTTCCACCCATTTCGCTGTAGCTTTTAATCGATTCGCAAAAAGAACCGCCCTTTTTAAATCCCCGATAAACATAACCGCGTCGCCATCTTTTTCACCCAAAACAAGATCATCTACAACTGTGTTCGGTATCCCAAACAATACTTTTCCGGATGGGGATGAAATATTTTGCTGTAAAATGTACTGTCCGTTTTTATCTTTCAACGTATCTAAGAATTGGAACGCTGAAGAAGTTGCGACAATATCACGCTTATAAGCCTGTTTTAAATACACATTTAGAATTTTCTTAAGTTCGTCAGTTCCTGAGACTGTCATCGTTGTAAATGTGCGCAGAACTGCAGCAATTCGTGAATTACGTGTATTGCGTTCAATCTGTTGCAAATAATTTGCTACAAGAGCCGTTAAGTCAACACCTGAATCGTCAATAGCCTCCTGAGAAATTGGCAATTGACCGCGGTATGTTACAACCTTCCACTCCACCTTCTTAAACTTTGGTTTCGCTAACTCTGGATTTTTCTCTAGTTCTTCTACAGAGTTGAGTTGTGTGCTAGCGTTCTCCAGAACTGGATAAGTGCCAGATGAAGTTGTAACAGAAACGTTATTTACCATTGTGCCAAGGTCCACAACGTCTTCCAGTTCCTGTTGTGGCTTAGTGATTACATCAATAGGAATCAGCACTTCAGCTCCATCAGATTTCAACCCGTCGCGCTTTTCCCCTTTTGATCGCAGAAACTCTTCAAAAGCTCTTACCTCTTCTGTCTTCCCAGGTTTGATAATTGTACGGAATCCACTGCCTGACATTGATCTTTTCTCCTCGTCCTCTTCTTTACCCCCAGCTGGTGCAGGGTTCTCCGGCTTAAGCCCGGCTAACTCTTCATACTCCGCAAGCTTTTTCTGCAGGCCGTCAAGCTCTTCTTTCATGGAGGTAATTTCACCTTTCAGAGCTGTAGCTTCGTCCAACTTGTCTTCCTCTGCTCGTTTTTGGGCATCTGTGATTTTTGTATTAATAGCCGTTTGTTTTTGAGTAATCTGTGATCTTAGTTCCTTAATTTTTTCAGATAACATGTGTTTGCTCCTTTTCAAATAAAATAAGCACCCGGTTTTCGAGTGCTTTTACAATCCCATTTTTAATAAATCCAGCTGCAACAGCAGCTTTTCTTTTTCCGGATTCCGGTTTCTTTCCTCGTACTGCTGTAAATTCCGTTTTGCAATTGTCACGTCAGTGTCTTCATAAGCTGGATAAGTAACGACTGACACATCTGTAAGCTTTGAAATGTTTCTCAAGCTCCGCAACGGCAGGCCGGTTTCCTGGTCACGAGTAAAACTGTCTCCATCCTTCCCCAGCATGAAGCCGAAAGAACAATTTGAGATATTACCAACCCGCAGATTCTCGTATAAATCCGATGCGTACTGTGTATTCGGCAAAGTAACGTCGAATCTTAAGCCGATGTCATCAACTTCAAGCTTAAGCGTTTCGGCAGACGTACGCCCGAGAATCTTGGACGGGTCATGATCAATCAATGCCCGCACATCGCTCATGTCTGTCTGATCAAGGGCTCTTTTATCAATCATTTCGATAAAACCACCCAAATTGTGGCTGCGGGTGCCGAACTTTAAAGCATAACCGCTAATTACTTTTGGGCCGTCATCGTCTGAATGAGCTTTTAAGGCCCCTTCCTGCGATGTTCTAATTTCTACTTCCTTAGACATTCCCCTCACCTCCTTCACCTGCTGACGAGATCGGCAGGCTCTTTGCTTTTGCTTTCTGAATCTCGTCCATCAAATCAATGTTCACATAGTTTAAACTCATGTAACGGTTGTCCCCGTTTGGTATTGGCTCGTAACCATACTCAGCCAGGGCATTATTGAGAGAGAAAATACCGTTTTGCAGCAAGGCAATAACGTTCTCGCGCTTTGTTTTCGCGTCTGTTTCTCTAAATCGCCGTGTGTCGAATTGAAATTTCAGCTGTAGGTTTAAAGGATACGGCAGCATTTTGAAATTCAGTTCTGAGGCAATGGCCGTGAAATAGTTTGATAATGTATTTGTCAGATAGTCCAGGTTAGCTTGTTCCAGCGATGTATTGACTTGCTCAATGCCCAGCTTGTGCGCCGGCAACCCGAACACTTTGGCTATCTGTTTCGTTGAATGCGTGTAGTTGTTCACGACCTCAAGCACTTTCGTATTGATTTCTAACTGGCTAAACTCCATGTTTTCATCGAGCACAACAACCCGCTGTTGATTCTTTATGCCAGAGTTTGCTTTTTCAAATTCATTACGGATTTTGTCCTTTGCCTCAGGAGACAAATGGCCTTTTTTCATGTTTACAATACCGCTTAAGTTGACGCCCCTTCTGAAAAAGTCTGTGACAAGGCGCTTCCCCGCCTCCTGGCTTTCAATCTCGTGCTTAAGACTAGAAAGGGGACTCATACCCGTTATTCCGTCCATGCTGAAAAATTTAATGTGCAGTACATTTTCAGGCTTCAAAACTCTTTCTTTGCCGCCTGACGGATAATACCGGTACAGTATTTCGTTTCGGTCCTGCAGCTGCTCAGCATAGACTTCACTGTTCAATAAATGAATGAGCTCTAAGGGCGTGCCCTCTTTATCCCGGACTATTTCCGCGTAAGACTGGCCATTCATTAGTGCGTTAGCCACAAGAATGAATTTAAAAAAGTACCCTGAATAGTAATCATTAGGCTTCTCATTCAGTAACCTGAACAGATCGGAATCCTTTTCCTCAACACCATTTTGGTGAACCATTATTGGTGACGCTGCAATATCAGAGGAAAGAGTGAGAACCGCCGTGAATACATCGCTGTTTTTAATCGCACTGACGGACGTGTAAGACAGCCCGTCCAAGCCGAGAATGATTTCATTGAACTCTCGTGCTCCTGGACTCTGCTTATCTAACGATCGAAAGAATGCCACTTAATCACCCCCCTTCCTCTTCTTTTGGATTCAGTAAGAAGGCAATAAGAACGAGAAAAAGACCTGCCACAATAAAGCCGGCTACTGGATGGAGAAAGAAAACCCCATAGTCGATAACAAACAAGCCTGCCAAAAATAAAAGAGTATGCAAGTTCAACTTAATAAACTGACATACTCCCAACAAAAAGGTATTTATTTTTCCGATTTTCATGGCGCCCCCTCCTTCCCTAAAGAGTAAATTCTTCGCTTTCGTAATAAGAGTTCCAATCAAATTCATCTGTGTAATAGTGCATCGCTTCATAGTGAGCCGTGATCATTGCCGCGATCGGGTCAATTTTCTCACGGTTCTTATCTTTATCAATCCTGATTAAATCATTAAACTCTTTGACTATTGCATTGTTTACGGCAATTGTCAGTAAAGGATTGTCAGTGTGAATGATGCGCTTATCATAAACACATAGCCGGAAGTCTTTTGCTGGTGGGGAAAGTCGCTTCGCCCCTGCCCCACTTCAATTAACGGGTATTCTTCCAGCTCATTCAACACCAAGGAAATAGCATGAGGGTCATAAAGAATGCCTTTAACCTTAAGCTTTTGCGACTTAATTCTATGCTTAATGTAGTCGATGACCTGCTGCTGATTGATTATCCCGGTTTCTTTATCAGTAATGGTGCAGTAACCCCGGTCAGCCATCTCCCTATAGTCAATTTTGTCCCGGCTTATTTTTTGGTCTAGGCCGCCCTTTGTCGCAACAAATGAATGACTGTCAACGTAATACCTTCTTGCCTCGTCATCAAGTGGATAAATCCAGGACGCAGCCGTTAGATCGTCTGACCTTGACATGTCCAGCCCAATATAAACCTCTCGACCGACAAGGTCCGGCGCTTCGTCCACGGCACAGGCGTTCCAATCGTCAATAGAGATAAAACTTTCTTCACTCACTTGCCGCCACACATTAAAGTTTTTCACGTATAAAGCATTTAGGTTCCGCTGCTCTTTTGCGGCTATCAAGTCCATCTTTAATGACTCCATGACGGTTTCGCCAATCTCTGGATGCTCCAAGATAGGGTTTGACTTTATCCATGTTTCTGGGAGCTCCGCCTCTTTTTCAACGTCGTCCTGTTCATAAATAGCTATGAAATAGTCATCCATAGACCGCTCTTTTCTTAAAACCTTTTTCAGCATTTGAACTTCCCTATACATTGGGACGTTTGGGTTTAATCCTGCTGTGCTGATAATTGCAAGCAAGCTATTTTTTAAAGCGATCTGACCCGATTTTAAAAGGTTGTACATTTTCAAATCTTGACTTTCGTGCCATTCGTCTATGATTGCGACTGTTGCCGCAAATCCGTCTCCCGTAGACGTATCAGAGGAAATGGGATATGCCGTGCTGCCTGAATACAAGTCTTTTATTTCAGCGTCTAAAATTTTGACTCTCTTTTTCATGGCTTTTGAACCATTTGTCAATGTTCTTATTTGGTCTTTCATATACTCAAAGCCGATTCTCGCCTGTTTTAAGGCATTGGAGGCAAATACAATTTTCCTGTTGCGTTTTGGTGTTTCGCAGAGGAAAAACTCATTCGTTCCCATCGTCGAGACTAAAAACGTTTTCCCATTACGCCGGGCCTTTGTTATTAGTGCTCTTTTAAATCGTCGGTTGCCATTATCTTTTCTTTTCCAACCAAAGATACTTCCAATAATCCATTTTTGATATGACAACAATTCTACCGGTTCACCAGTCTCAGGGTTTGGCAATATTTCAGTAAAGTCAATTCTTGCGTTTGCCTCTTCCACATCAAAATAATAGTTGAAAGGTGCAAGTTTCGATCTTTCCAAATCCTCCATATGCCTTTTGCAAGCAAGAATGATATACTCACCCGCAACAATCTCGCCGCTTATAACCGCTTGGGCATATGCCTTTACATGATCAACCATTCTTACCACGGCTTTTCATGAATTTTGTGATTGGGTCCTCTTCGCCCTCATCATCACCCAAGCCAACAAGACGCAGCCTTGAGTCTAATGAAAGCCCTAACTGACCTGCTATTCCGCGTATCTCTTTTGACATGCTATTCATGATATCAACGGACGGGTTTTTCTTTTTGACAGGAAAGCCTTTGCTGTTTATTTCTTCGATCGTTTGACCGTTTTGGTTAATGTCATTTAGCGCTATCCTGTACTGTGCGTAGCTGTTACAAAACAGAGCAAAGAGCGTCCTGTCTAATTCTGATATTGGCAGCTCGCTGAGATAAGGGTATATTCTTTCCCATTCATTTTTCGCCATTGTCGAAAGCCAGTAGGGTGGTTTCTCTTGCAATGGCGTAAAACCTTTTAATTTTTCTTCCTGCTGCTGCCGTTTCTGCAATTCATCTTTAGATATTTGTCCTTTTAGTGTTTCCGTCATTTGTTTTCTTCTCGCCAATAAAAACCACCACCTTTCAGCGAATTTCCGCACTACTGATTTTCAACAAATGAACGCATAATAAAAACGCCGATCAACTTATGCTGGATAAGGGATCAAGCGCAAAGAACTCATATTCAAAAACGGCTCAAAATAGTAAAAATCAAAATTTCATTTCAACAAATTTTACGAAGAAGAGGGGGCGCCGATGCCCAGGAAAAATTTTTTGGTACCCGGTTAATGTTAGGGGGGACTTAATTCATTTTCCCGTTAAAAACTTTAGAATCTCCACCCACAATTGGGGAAAGACCATGATACTCTCTAACTTCGTTTACTGTAAGTACGCCACACCGCATAAGACCTGCAAATTTTTTTGGACTCATAGGCTCTTTTTTAGGAACCTTCGGAGCTTTACCTGTTGGTCTAATATGAACCTTTGGGGCTTTAACTATCGGCCTAAATGGCATAATCATTCTCCTTTCCCAAACGTGACTTGGTTATGATGATACTGACACAGTACCTCAAGATTATTTAAATCGTTACGTTCCTGATCATCGTTTAAAACGTCTCTAAGCTCTTTAAACTTGTGATGGACTACTAACCTATGAGACTTATTTAAACGTCCCTGCGAGGCGCAGACGGCACAATGATAGTTACTTTCTCTAAGCTTCTGCTCTCGGAGAAGCTTCCATTCTCTCGAATGATAATAGGAATAGAGTTTATTGTTCTCCCTGTTGTACCTCACATCTTTGTTGTATTGCTTGTCTGTATAACCTTTGTGCTTCTCACAATAGCGTTGTGCCCAGTCCACATAGTTGCGGCAGGCTGGCGCGTTACATCTTTTCATTGGCATTGACTATCACTACATCCCGATCACTCACACGAGTTGAAATTATACGTTTCTCGCCATCCTTAAGTTCGATGGTAGTATTTATTACCAATTCGCCTAAAGGCTTCATGATGCTCCCTCCTGGCGTTTGAAGTGTCTGTTATGGACAATTGCCTTTGTTCCAAACTTGCATTCTTTATTAACGTATTCAATGTCTATATGGGTTGGATTGATTGTCGAATCATCATTTGTTAGATAAGAAAAATTTGCGTTTATAATCGAATCAATCTGTTTCCCTTCGTAAAAAATACGAGGTGCAGCATCAACGTCATCCAGCTCGATCTGTAGTAAAGGAGAGGGCTTAGGTTGAAATAACGATTTCGTTAAATAGACAGGCACCATTTCATCATCAATGGCAAAACCCGTTAATAGTTGGCCAAGTCCATGCAATCTCTCAATGACCTTTAAAGGGACTCCTTCATCACAAACAACGTTTGTTAGTCCATCCAAAGCTATCTCATCTTTATAGTCAATGAATGTTAAGTCTGGATGCTCCTTTTGAAAAGTATGTGCCACGTCCGGAATCATAAGAATAGGAGAATTATTTTCTCTCGCAAACTGGATCAATGCAGTTGTTTTACCGAGAAGCCTTTGATTTGATCTTGTATAAATAATTTCATTGTTCTCTGCTGCCTTTTCCAATAACTCAGAAATGCTCATATATGACAGATTCAACTCCATGTGACGCCGCTCCCTTTTCCCAAAATAAAAAGCGCCCTCCCAATTGGGAAAGCGCCTGTCGATTTATTACCTATTACCATAATACCTTATATAAACCCAAATGGTGTGCCGTTATCCTGCCAAGTTTGTGCCATTTTCAAGGTCTCCATTCAACATCACCCATTAGCTCTTCCATCGGTGCATTTTCATACAAACTGAATTTCAAAGTACTTTTAAGTTCTGACACAAGCTCAAATAAAGATTCTGCTGCCTCCTTATAATCGCCGACTCCTCCAGTATAAAAATTGCTATTATCCATTAACCAATGTTTTTTTAAAAAATTATTATATGCTTCATATATTTGTTGAATTGTTACTTGCTCATGAATTGTAAAGTACTTTGCCATTGTTTCATTACTCAGACCAACTTCTCTCGGAATTTCTTTAATAAGTTCCTCTTTTTCCCTTCCATCACCAAATTGGTAAACAAGAGCCATAAGCATGCTATTAATTCTTTTATCGGCCCAGTGACAATAAGTTCTTCTAAACCTTAATTCTTTTTCATTATGTATGTCTTTCTCAATTTTCCTAATTTCTTTTACAAATTCAAAATTTTCTTTAGATAATTTATTACTTTTGATTGTTGCCTGCCAGACTAAAAAACTAAATATTCCAGTAACAATTATTCCCGCAATTTGAATCCAATTGTCCACGCTCAACTCTAATATTCCCCTCCAAGTATATAGTCTCTTTATCTCATAGTTTATCACAAAAATTGACAGGAAAATCAGCTATCCACACAATCCACGAATTACCCATATGTTTTATACTGTGCAACTCGTCGAACTGAGCCAACCCCTTGTCCTCTCTGTTTTTAACCAATATCTCTAAAATGAATTACACACCTGTTATTTTTGAGGAATTGACGAAAAAGGCAAAGAAAAAGGCCCATCCTTGTTGTTTTGGATGAGCCGGGTTATATTTTAAATTTCTTCATGGCGTTGTTCATTGCGTCTTGATTGATTCCGATATACCGTAGGGTTGTCCGTTGGTCCGAGTGATTAAATATCTCCTGAAGCATGGCAACGTCCTTTGTTTGTTTGTAAAAGTGGTAGCCAAATGTTTTCCTCAATGTATGAGTGCCGATGTCATCTAAACCAACGTACTCAGCAGCCGCCCTGAGAATCTTGTATGCCATCGACCGGGATATTGGCTTGTTAATCCCTTCACGGCTTTTAAAGAGAAACTCATGGTCCTCTTTCCCTTCAACATAGGCCTTAAATTCTCTTTGAAGAGCTGGCGTCATGTCGATTCTCTTTTTCTTTTTCGTTTTCTTTTCTATGAGATTGAAATAAGGGCGTTTCGCGTCTCTTACTCTAAGCTGCAGAATATCCGATATGCGGAGCCCTGAGTTGATACCGGTCACGAATAGCATGTAATTCCTCATGTTTTGCTCTTTTAAAAACCTCTTGATGTAGAAGATACATTCCGGATCACGTATAGGCTGAACAAAATTCATTCAGAGGTTCCCCCATCCTTATATACTTCTTCTCTCAGAGCAAATGCCAACCGATATAGAGCCTTTGCCTTCACACGATAATAGCTGCGCTGGCTCAGGTCCATTTCTGCATACACTTCATAATCATACATTTCTTCCGGCTGCATATAGAGCATGACAATGATCTGCCGTTCTCTTTGAGAGAGACGGTTAACAGCTCTTTGAATCCTTTTTAAGAATTTGTCCCGCTGAATCTCCCAATTAAGTCGCTTTAATGCTGCCTCTTCTGTTGAAGAATGAAACTCATTCGTGATACTTGGCGGAACAATGCTATAAGTAGGTGTAACCTTTGGCAAAAAATCATCTGGCACCTGTAAGAGATATAACCGGTATTGATCAAGCAGCTTCTCTGCTTTTAATTTAGTTGCTTCTTCGTCAATCTGAGGAATATTTAATGTCAACTGATCAATCATATTTTTCTGTTTATCAATCTTTTTCATATTTTTACCCTCCCGTTTATTTACGTTTTAAAGCCCCGCCTTTGCCTCTTTTCAGTGTTTGTCTATCTTGACCCATCATTTGCCGCCAAAACCGTTCAGTACGCTCCTGAGCGTTTTTATTGGGCTTTTTCTTACTCTTTTTCATGCCATCCCTCCGTTCAAATAAAAAACGGACACCAACCAAAGCACAGATTTCTCTGCACAATGATTAGTGTCCGCAGGCGTCTCCATCTTGGACTTATTTAATTTTGTTCTGATGCCCATTTCAATTTTTTGAAATCATCAGAGCTTATTGCAACACCCTCCGTACCACAGTGTGCACAATGAACACCATTTGGGTATTTAAGCATTTTGATATATGTCCATTCTTCACAATCCTCGCAATAGTAGCTGTGCAATTCTTCTTTTGTCACTCCGGGCCCTCCTTAACTGTTTCAAAATCAACCCAAATATCTTTTAATGGAACCGTTATTTCATTTTCATTTGTTATTGCATTGTCTACGACTGAATAAGATATGCCCGCTTCGAAAATAACCAGTTCATTATCATCAATCATATTCTCTTTCAGAACCACACGTTTCACTCCACACCCTCCAATAACACACGATGTTCATAAACGTTGCCGCCGATATTACACGCTCCCCAATGTATACAATCATCAATATGGTAATCGCAATCACTGGGATATTTAAGACCCGAGTTCCCATTTACGCGTGCAACAATCATCGGCTCGTTGTCTTTCATATCAATGTCTTTTTCATAGATCATCTTTCCGTTCTTATCCTTCAACCCTATTCCCCACATTAATACCGATCCTTCTTCGTGACTTCCTGTAATGAGATTCTTGTGGCCTTCGCTGTCCATATGCCGTAAAAACCAATGAGTCCCCATAATCTCTAAACTCATACCCGGATCATCCCAATAATGCATCTGCTCGCCGTCCCAAACTCTGTATGCTGTGTTCATAGAAGCGAACCGTCCATGATAAGGACTTCAATTTCAGGGTTGTTGAAATCCTCTGAAATACGAGTGTAAGAAACAAGCTCCCCATCTTCATCCTTTGTTTGCGAAAACATAATGAGTGCATAGTCGCGTTCTACTTCTCGGATTTCATCGTCTTGAAAATTTTCGTAATCGTCCGTGTCAGCAATTTGCTCGTTGTAAATCCTTTCAGCATCCGCCTCGTCTTTCGCTTTGAGAAGTGCGTAATATGGTTCATTGATTTCATAGAATTTCATTGTTCTTCCCCCTTCAATTGTTTGGATAGCCGCTTCCAGATAGACTGCCTGGTCAAGAGTTTCTTCAAGTGCGTGCTGCAACCAGCCGCGCAGATCATAGGCATTAACTTGGACGGGCTGGCCGTACTTGGCAAGCCCCTTTTCCTGTTGTGCGTTTAATTTGCTGATGACGGCTGAAATGATCGGGTTGTCGGTGTGGTTCATCAATACCCCTCCTGTTGCCGCTGGTGATTGATGGCGTTTTTGTCCATGTATGCGGATTCGATCTGTTCAGGCGTGAATCCGAGTGTTTCCCCCAATGAGTTAAATAAAGAAAATAGATTTTCATAATTATAATGGGCTAATTCGTTATCTATTGTTGTGCATATCACTTCATCATTTAGATATACAATTGCATTGAATACATCCATAAAGGCATGTACACCAGTTCCTTTTGTGGTAGTTCGTTTCAACTCGTCAACGGATTCATTGTTGTAGCCAAGCCGGTTCCCAATGCTCAAGATAAAATGCAGACAGTCCACGTATTCTTCAAGCAGTGGGTTTTTATCACGAAAAGCATTTACATAACCTACTTTGCAAATAGGACACTCTTCATAATCAGGCTCAAATAAGTTTTTAAAATCTTCTTTGCTTAAAATTTCTCCGCAATTGTCATTTTCACATCGGAAAAAGGCTGCATTTTGAGGAGTCGCACCAACAGTTGTTGATAAATTTGTTCTTGGCTTTTGATTATTACTCCAATGCTTAAAGCCGCGCCATTCATTCGCACACTCGGCCAGCTCTACTTGTAAAGCAAGAATGAGGTTCGGCAGCAAGTCCTGACCTTCCAGCCCCTTCTCTTTGATGATCCGTTCATCAAGCGCCTTTTGCATTTCGAACATTTTTTGTAGATTCATATTTATTCTCTCCCTTATTTCCGCCCGCCGACGGTTTTCATTAGATTGTCTTGCAGCAGGAACATTAGATAGTTCCTGCCGTTGTCACCGTACTTCTGTTCAAAAACCTCAATTGCTTGCTGGAGAACGGGCTTGTAATCTTGTTTCATAGCTGTCATCCTCCTATTCCCAGCCGACTGCGATTGCAAAGAATAAAACCAAAACCATCGCCCCAATGAGCCAGCCATTTGTCTTGTCTCTTTTTGCAATAATTGCGTCATTGCCTATCATTTTCAGATCATCAGCCTGAGCAACGATCATAGGTACTTTCTCGACATTAACCTTTAAGTGTTCGGCCGCCTCGTAAATGGTCATCGCTTCGTCTTTTGTGGCTTTGACTGCCCGCTGAAGCTCTACTTGTAAAGGGATCATTCCGCAGCCCCCTCCATGTCATAAACCTCAACCGGTGGCATTTCGCCAAGCCTGCTGAACATGTGCTTTCTTTGCTCCATGAGACATTTATCAAAAACAGCCGTGCTGTGCTTATTGATGATTTTGATTAAATCCTTACCAACGCTCTCGAAAAATTTCAACGTGTCTTCTTTGTCGATTGTCATCTGATAGATTTTAGAGGTCATCGGAATTTTAAGAACCTGTAGTCCGGTTGTTACCTCTGATACGTTAATATGATCAAACGATGGGATAGCGCAGAAACGATATTTTCCAACCTGAATCTCATGGCCAACCGCCGGCTTCCATTTGCCATCCTCTGGCTTACGTGTATTACTAAGGGCTAGATAGAACTTCTTCACTTTTTTGTCTACTGTAATTTTCATTTCACATCACCCTCCAATTCATTTTGAGCAACTGTTATCGCAAAATTGAGATTGGTAATGATCTTCTCCAATGCCTGTTTGTATCGGCTGCTTTCCCCGCTTAGATGCTGAATGTCCTTTTGAGCCTGCCGGAATTGATGAACCGTTACTTCCTGCTGGCGCTTGTTTTCCTCAATGATTTCCTGCTGTTTAACAGAAAGTTCAGCTTGCTCAATAAGCCAAGCAATTTCCTTCTGAGAAATGTATGTCAGTTTTTTAAGACGTTCGATTCTCTCTTTCATATCCGTTCCTCCCATATTGCAGAGAGGACCGGTCCCCTCTGCGTTAAAATTTATATCCGTACTCATAGTCAATTCTTGAGAGATTGCCTTTTGACGTTTGAACGATTGTTCTTCCGTGTTCCGGCGTCTCTGTGAATTGAACAACTTGATTTATCCCATCAATCACAATCACGTAATTTTTGTTTTTTTCCAGTTGATTAAGTACCTGATCCAGATTTTCTATTTTTCTTGGACTGTTCACTGTCAACGCCCCCGTGTGGTATAATAGAACTGTCTAGGTTTCTATTTTCCATACGGTGGCATTTACTAAATGACCATCATTACATCCAATCGTTCATCGGGAAAACTTGCAGCTTTGTCTGTGGTTCTTCCGTTGGGATGATTGGATGTTTTTTTATATACTCCAAACGCTCCTCTTCCGTCATAACCCATGTAATGACTTCTCCATGCTGACGTAAGTTTTTATTCTCTGTCATGTCCTCGCCTCCTTACTCTTCGTTCAATTGTTTGATACGCAGGTTGTAAAGTGTCTCAATTTCATCGTCTGACTGGCGTTCCAGAAATGCTTTTCCATATCCGCCCAAGATAGTGAGCCACTCAATCAAGTGCTGACGTTCTGTCCATTCCAACGGTCCCCGCTCCCTTCTTGATCAATAATTGCATCGCAGCATTTTTATAGTCAGGCGGACATTCTTCATACCGCACAATGACCATAAGTTGGTGAATGGTTGCTTTCTCAAAAGGGAAGGCGCTGCCTGATAAGATCATGTTCCGTCGCATCCTTTCCGAGAAGTCCGTTCATTCGTGGCTGAATGAAGTCACTGCTGGCTTGATCCATAACAAGGAATAGAACCTCGTCTATGTCTCTATCAAGCTCCTCTGAAATACAGATAATAGACTCATTGGCTTCCCACATTTCACGAAACCGCTTGATCTCCGAATCATTCCAGACAAAGTTTTTTTCGATGAATGGTATATACACCGGGCTATCCTGCACGAACCGCCGCAGATTATCTTTTTTGCCTTTCAGATGCGTTCTCTTGATTGAAATTCGCTTATTCGCATTTAACCCATAAGGACGTGGCGGAAGCACGCGGCCTCTTGCAAAGTCAACAATGAGCAAAATGATTTCATCCGGCTTTCTATTCAGCAGCTCGGCCATGTCATAAATGGATTTGCCGTCATACCAGTAATCAACAACCTGACGCATTTGCACCAATGACCATTCAAAATTAAGATCAGTCAAAGCGATTTCTAACCGATCAGCAAGAACCGCAACGCTCATGCCAAACACTTCCTTACCGTCCCGGTATACCGATGAACAATGATCAATCTCTGTTCATGCTGCAGGTTTTTAGAAACCAACCAGTTGTTTGGATTTAAACCGTTTTGCTTGATAATGTCCTTTTGCGCGCGTGTTGGGCGTTTACCGTGTTTCAAACTGCATTCCTCCTAAAGTTTTGATAGTCAGCAATTTTCTGATCAATGAGAGCAATAAGTTTATTAATCTCTTTTTTGCGTTCAGCGTCAGTAAGCTTCCGTTCTGGCTTGAGCTCCCACACGCCGGGCATAATCAACTGAGCCTTAGTTCCATGCACTGTTCCCGCCTCCTTTCGGTATTCGTTTGTCCTCGCCAGTAAACTTGACAACCTTTGTCCCTTTCATCATTCGGGATATGATGCGGCCGCCATGAACACCGTATTTCGCTTGGAGATTTTCGACGTTGTAATTGGTGGTAATGATATTGGGCTTGTCCTGCCGAGACTCAATAATTGTCAGGATCAAGTCCGTGGCCCATGATTCCTCACCGTCTTTGTCCTTTTTGACGTACTCTGCGCCCAAGTCATCAATCACAAGTAACTGGCATTCTTCAATGTTTTTGAGAATAAGGCTTTCTGTTTCCGTCTTATCCCCGTATGAGTTTCGGATTTTCCGTAGCAGCATTTTTGTATTGGCGAAGATCACTTTTTTCCGCAGCTCTTTGACATACTGCGCAACGCTGTGAGACAAGTGACTCTTTCCGATCCCGTAATTCCCTTGTAGTAGCAAGGAATCAAAGTCTCCCCAGTTTTCAAAGTTCTCAGCGTACCATTTCAGCTTTCGAAAGGCGTCCATCTGTGAGTCTGATAAGCCTTTCACGTTGAAATTACCGAATGTGGCCTTCTGAATATCCGGAGGAACCAGACTGTTATTCCAGAAGAATGCGTCCGCTGCTGTTTCTTCTTGAAACTCAATCATTTCTTTTTCAAGTGCAAGGTTGTCACAAGCTAAACACCGGCTATGCTTCTTGCCATTCTGTAAGTAAATCGGAACCTCGTTACCGCACCCCTCGCACTCCCTAACCCCGATCTTCTTAGGGAACAAATGTTGCAAGCTTTTAGGAACTGCTTTAGAAAAGGCCTGTGTATTGGTTTGTTTCGTTTGCTGGGCTGGAATCAAACTGACGGCCTCCCTTTTGATTTAAGTAATTTTCAAACTTGGTACCGAATAGCGTTTCTGGACGAATGAATTTGTTCATTTCCGGATCATTTAACCATTCTTGAGTTTTAACAAGGATGACATGTTTAAAATCATTGAATCTAAAACCCTCGTTCCATCTTGCCTTAATAAGACTTCTTGTTTTCTGTGTAGCTGAACGATAGTTTTTACCGGATACTTTATTCAAAAGGTCGATAATAAGTTTGTAAGGAATCACATCATTTTTGGAAGATGTGTCGTCGAGTTTACTCGACAATATATATTTTTCTTTTTCTTTTTCTTTTTCTTTTTCTTTTTGCCCCCTTGACGTTAACGTGTCGTGGCACGTATCGTTCACGTATCGTGAAAATGATTCCCTGATAGCGTCATTAGGAATATGCGGATAAACAAGCTCTATCAACGTTTTGTCCTTAACTTCCTGCAGCTCTTTTTCAATGCAGTCCATCATTGGTTTTCCAGCTTTATTGAGGTTGTATTTCCCCCACTTGATGATGGCGATTTCCCGCGTATCAGAGTTATACACGACTAACCTATGATGATTTTGAAACCGGTCCATTAGACTGTTAATTGATTCGATAGAATAGCCAATATCAAACGCCATTTGTTTCTTAGTGATGGAATAAATGCCGATCTGTGTTGTAAAAGGATTCGTAAGCAGATAGAGATAAAAATATCTATCCTCTGGCGTCATTTCTTCAAGCACTTTTGGGTCTTGCCAAAATTCAGTCCGAACGTGGCGATACTTAGCCATTAGTTTCCCTCCCTTGCTCTATTGCTTCTCTTTTAGTCAAGGCCCAAGGCGTTCTCTTTCCGTTAACAAGGACTGTACCCAAAAGATTGTCAGCTCTTTCATTTCGGATAACTTTCCCGCCTTGAGAAAGAAGTTTATTCAGAGTCTTTTCATGAGTTGACTTAGATTCACTGACAACCAAATGAAACTTGTTCTTTTGCCAAACATGACTAATTAAATACATGTCACTTACCTCCTTACTTTGGATCAAATAGCACTAAGCATGTATTTGGAGTCTCCGGGAGACTCGACATAAGGGTATTTCTCATGAAAAAACTTGATGGGTACTTTTCCCCTTTCTACCCAGTAACCCATTGCTTTCAAATCATCATTCATTGTTTTAATTCTTAACTGAGCAGTCCGCAATGATTTTAGATTTAAGAGAGTTTTTACGTCATGAGAGTCATAATAATTCTTCATGTAAGCACCTTCCTCCGTAAAGAACTAATCAAAATTGACATATATGACGGTTTAACTTCAAAAAAAATATTTGATAGATACGTTTAGCTTATCAGCTAAATTATTTAAGAATTTCAAGCTGGGCAAAGATTTCCCTTTTTCAATTTTGCTTATATAAGAATCTGAAACGCCCAACATATCAGCAAGTTTCTTTTGAGTTAGCTTTGCCTTTTTGCGCTTTTCTTTAATAATTTCGCCGGTTGTTTTTTTACACAGAATAAGACACCCCCTAACAACTTGACATATATGACGATAAATAAAATATAACACCTTATATAATTCCTGACAAGTAGGTATGTTTATATTTTTTAACTATTTGTCAAATTGACATGATATAATAAAAACATAAAAAGAAGTGATAAGCGTTATCGATATTGACTTTTTATGATAAAAGTAGGTGAATCGAGTGAACAATTTAGTTGGTGAAAAGATAAAAAAATTGAGAAAAGAGAAAGGCTTAACTCAAAAGTCTGTTGCGGAAAAATTAAACATTACTGATAGTTATTTGTCTAAGATTGAGAAAGGTCAGCCGCCTTCATTGACATTACTCAATAAGTTTGCTGAATTTTTCAATGTAGATCGTTCTTACTTCTTTATAGATGAAGCTGAATTAAATAATTTTTCCGAAACAGAAAAAGAATTAATTTTCGAGCCTGACCTTTCTCTCGAAAATGTGAAGGAGAAGTTTAATTTTTTCAAATTAGATGATAAGGAAATTTCGGATGATGAATTACAATTTATGATTCGTGTACTAAAAGCTTATCGGATTTCAAAGAACGATCCTGATTCTCAAGATGAATAGATTTTTTCTCTAACAGTTTGGTTAATTCTTCAACAAATTTCTCGATGTTAATTCCCAATGTATTGACCCCCTGAACGAACCTATGTTCGATTCTGTATTCTTTATTATAATTTATAAGTAAGAAAAAATAAACAAATCGCAA